ATACAAGAAATTTTAGATAAGTGTGATTCTATTAGTTTACGCGAATGTAATAAAGGAAGTAAGTTTCATGCATATGATGAAAATTACATTAATAATAAGATACTACCTAATACAATATATGACTTCGATATAGATATGAGTGCATATGATACTATCGAATCCCACTTTTTAAAATTCTACGAAGAATCAAAAGACAATCTTGTACCAGTAAGTTCAGAGCTATGTGTTGGCTCAGAAGAACTTGGACTATGTGGTATGGTTGATCAGCTGTATTACTCTAACACGCTTGATGCTCTAGTTATATTTGACTGGAAAACTAACAAAAAGATGAATTACAAAAGCAAGTTTAAGAATAAAATGCTTGAACCTGTATCCCATCTAGATGAGTGTGAATTTAACACTTATTCCCTACAATTATCTACATACAAATACATTATAGAGCACGAAACAGATCTTAAAATAAAAGATTGTTACATTGTGTGGTTTAATGAAAATAATGACACGTACAAGCTTATAAAATGTGCTGATTACAGAAAAGAGGTTGAGAATATGTTAAATTATAATTAATTTTATTATATTTGTCGCATGACAAGATTTGAATGCGTTAATACAGACTGTAATAAAGACTTAGAGCTTGGAACTCACACTATAAAAGTAGTGGGTGGAGAAGTTGTATGTCCTGAAGCAATTTGTTGCGATAAATATATGAAAGAGATACGAGTTAAAGGCGGAGGCTTTGGAGGTATTATTAAAAAGCCTGGAGGCACTATAGCTGGTAAATTTAACAGTAATAGATATTCTTAAACATGGATGTTATTGAAAAAGCAATGAGAAAACATTTTAAGTTTTCTTTAAACTCTAAACTATGTTCTAATTGTTTAGAAAAGTACACTAACTTATATCAAGTAGATAAATTACTTCATATGAATGCTAAAGCGCAGTCAAAGTTAGGAATAGATTCTAATCAAGAAGAAAGATCAGAAGCACACAATGTAGCAAGATATGTTAAAGCATCTATTGCTGTTATTGATAAAAACAAAGCAGAGGTTTTATTCCCTGAAATAGAATTATGATAATACCAATTAACTCTGATATACCTCAGTCTATGAAAGCGTATCTTCAAATACTTAATCCAGTTTTAAAACTAAAGGATAAAGAAATTGAAGTGTTATCTAGCTTTTTATCTATATGGCATTCTAACAGATCTAATCCTAATTTAGATAAAATGTTATTTTCTACACCAGTTAGAAAACTTGTACGTAATCAAATAGACATGTCTGAAGCTTCTTTTAATAATCATATTACAATGCTTAGAAAAAAGAAAATGATTATAGATAAAAAATTAAATCCAAGTATTTTAAGTGGTGTACAAAAAAACGGAATTGAGATAACATACAAAATAACGTGGACAAAATAATAAAAAAGCTTGCAGCAAAATATAACATTAGTGAGTTTAAAGCAGATTTAATAGTAAAATCACAATTTGCAGTTGTAAAAAACTGTATAGAAAAAGGAGACTTTAAATCTGTAAGACTAAAACATTTAGGAATGTTTACAGTTAAAAAGAATAGGTTTAAATATTACAAAAATGGACGAAGAGAAGAAAAGTAGTGTAGCAGGAAAGATGTCTGAAATTTTAAACGGATGGAAGAATGTTGTATTTCCTAATGAGCATGTAGAACAAATTGCAAAAGCAAGAGCATCAATATGTTCTGGATGTGAATTTAATGTAAAAAATAGATGCACCAAATGTGGGTGCCCTTTAATAGCTAAAACACGGTCAATGCAATCACATTGCCCACTTAAAAAATGGTAAACATGATTAAATACGAGCCTTTAGGAAACCACATTGTAGTGGAAATGCCTTCAGTAGAAAAAGAAACAAAAAGTGGGATTATTAAATCTCAACAAATGTTAAAAGAAGAAGAAAATAAAAGAGACGGGCATGCTAAAGTTGTAGCTGTTAGTCAAGATGTTAAAAATGTAAAAGTTGGAGACACTATTATACCTAAAGGCCAAGGGTTTATGGTTATGGTGGAAGAAGTGGAGTATTTCCAAATGAACATGTTTGACGTGCTAGGTATTGTAAGATGATATTAGAGAGGTTCGATACAGAAGCTAACTTTTGGAAATTACACCCTCAATTACAAATCCCCCAAGAGTTTGCTGCTATCTATAAAGAAGATAGAAGCAAAACAAAAAGCAAAAGCTCACAGATAATGTGGGCTATTGCGCTTTTGGTAGATCCTGATTCTAAATTTGCTAATATATCTTTTCCTACAAGAAAAGATATAATCAGTAAAGATTTTCTTAAAGATGTTAAGTTTGATTGGGATAAATACAAATCTGCTATGAATTTTTATGAATCATCTCTTATAACTCCTGCTAAAAGACAACTTTTAGTGTGGAATAAAAAGATGGACGAAAAAACAAGATACTTAGATGTACTTACGTACGAAGAAAATGCAGATACAATAGAAGGACTTCTTAAAACTAATGTTAAATTGTTTGAAGACTATGAACGTCTTTTAAAACTAGTTGATAAAGAAACTAACGAAGGCTCTACTAAAGGTGGAGGTGAAGAATCTGCCTCTGAAAAAGGATTAATATGATTGTTAACAAAGCTGCTTTTTTACTTAAAGAAATACCTCAATTTCATCCTGCAAGCGAAGAATACTTATTGTTTTGGCGAGAAGAAAAGAAAAGGTGTATTGAGGGTTATTGGGTTAGCGGCGTATGGATGCCAGGTAACTTATATTTTTATGTAAACTTCTGGACAATCTTATTAAACAAAACTGCACACTCTAAAACTAAAACTCCTGGCAAGCCTTTTCTTAGAGATCTTGAATGGGAGTTTTTTTATAACTGGTGTGAGGCTAGAGGGTTTTCTGGGTTTGAAGGAGATAAAGAGTTTACTTGTAACAGAGAGTTTATAGGTAAACCTAACTATGTTCCTGCTGCAGAGTATATGCGTAGGACACATAAAAAGAATATGGGCTGTCCTTTGTGGGAAAATGAAGCTAAAAACTTTATGATGATGGGAAGTCGTGGATTTGGTAAGTCTTATTCTGTTGCAGGAGGAGTTATTGGCCATGAGTTTGTATTTGATGGAATGAAATCTTATAAACCTGAAGATATTGGTAATCCACCTTCTACAGAAATTGTAGCAGGAGCAGGGGATGCTAAATACTCAGGAGATATATTAAAAAAGACACAATTTGGATTGGACAATTTACCTGGAGGTATTGAGCTTGGAGATAAGTTTTTCCCCTCCCCTTTTTCTAAGCAGTACAGCGGTAGTTGGTACTCTGGTAAAGAAGTTATTGCAGAGTATAAAAAGAAACTTGGTGGTACCTGGAAAGTTATGGGTAGTAAGTCTAAGATTAAGCATCGTACATTTAAAGACAATGCATTTGCTGCCAATGGTACTCGTCCTGCTGTAATGGTAATGGAGGAGATTGGTATGTTTAGTAATCTTAAAGCATCGCACGAAGCATCAGTAGAATGTATGAAAAACGGTGCATATAAGTTTGGAAGCTGTATGTATTTAGGTACAGGTGGTGATATGGAAGGTGGAGGTACTGTAGATGCAAGAGATATGTTCTACAATCCAGATGTTTACGATATGATTACTTTTGACGACGAATGGGAAGACAAAGGTAAAATATCTTACTTTGTTCCCGCGTATAGAGGGCTTAATCAGTTTAAAGACCCTAATGGAAACACGCAAGAACAAGATGCAAAAGATTATTTAGATAAATTTAGAGAAAAACTAAAGAAAAGTAAAAACTCTAGAAGTGCATTAGATGCAGAGTTGCAAAACAGACCGCTTGTACCGTCCGAAGTATTTCTTACGCGTACAGGTAATTTATTTCCTGTGGCAGATCTTCTTACTAGACTAGCTGAGTTAGAAGTTAGTAACAAAGAAAGGAACCATGATTCTGTAGGAGATCTTTATTTAGAATCTGATAGTAATAAAGTTAAATGGAAACCTAATGCTAAACTATCTCCTATTGTAGATTTTCCTCTTAGAGGTAGTGATGATTTAGCAGGATGTGTAGTAATATATGAAATGCCTTATGAAGACTCGGA